CTAGCATCAGTAACTTGCGGAGTCCATCCCCCCTCGCTTGCTCCACCTCCGCCAACTTCTGCCCATGCCGCACCCGTGTAAATATAAAACTTATCATTTGTGGTGTCATAGACAATGGGAGTATGGCCAGTTTTAGTGGTCGGCGTACCTGTTGGCGTACCCGAACAAGTTGGAATATAAGGGAAGCCATCTGTGGCTGTGGTGGCTAGTGAAGGAACGCCAAGCATATTATTGCCAAGACCATCAACACGAAAATGATTTCTAGTATTGGCTTGGTCATTTATTTCTATGCCATAATCAGCTGCTGTTGTTCCGCCTCGAACACTAAGCCCAAATGACTGACCACTTGTTGAGCTAGCTGTAATTCTAGAGGTAAAGTTATTTGCAAAACCGTTAACTGTTAACGCAATACCAGCATCAGGTGCTGCTATCGTGTGATTCCCAGCACTATTTATGGTCAGCCGTAAGGTATTATTTGTAGCTAAGTATAAATTTGTAGCTTCATAATTCCAAATTTCAGCATTTTCAGTACTATCAATACCAAAAACAGCCCCATTTGTAGCACCAATCCCAGTTGTCTGATTGCTAAATTTAAGAGTACAAGCTGCAGAATCAGATTGGTACATATGGAATTTAATTCCGCTATCTGGTGTCCAAGTACCAAGGCCCATTCGCTTATCACTTGTGATTGTCCATGCGTCGCTAAATGATGGGTCAGTATCTGCAGCACCAGACGATGCGCCAGTTGACAACCTCAAAGTACCAACTTGATAATTTAAATCCAATCTAAGGCCGTATCCAGTTCTCAGCCTGCGCCAGCCTCCACCAAGATAGGCATTTCCCAATATGGAAAATGCAGACCCATCTTGATTCATAATAGAGCCACCATCTTCCCATTGAGTAGCATGACTTCCTGCAGCCCAACCAACATTTGGAGCATTACCAAACGATATATTTTCACCAGCATCAATCCAAATAGCATCGGCATCGGCTATAGAATTAATGCCAGGAATAACTGCAGACTCAAGACCAGCAGCAGTAATTCTTAGCTCAACAGAATCCCCAGCATTAAATGGTATATTTGTTGTCCCTTCTTCTCCTCTTGAAATTGTTAACACATCGCCAGACCGAGACGTACAATAAACAATCTCAAGGTTTGAGCTGCTATCAATCAATGTTAAAGCAAACTGCTCACCTGCACCGGGAGATGGAAACCGAGCCCCCTCTCCGGTAGCCACTGTTAAGCTTGTTGCTACATCGGTAATCCCAGAAGCAAGTGTGCTGTATGCATTATTTGTGTATAAAAATTTGGCCATAATATTTTCTTATGTCATTGATATATCCCAGTCAATAACAAGCGTATCATCAGCCTGTTTATTTATTACCGGGAAAGTTACTCGAGATAACATGGCGCCAGCAGAGACATCATTAAATACTCCGGCTTCTGTAATAGCGCCAGTTCCTGTCCCAGGAGAGAACGTTGCATTGAATGTGGTCACAGCCAATGCTCTTGTAGTGCTACCTAGACCAACTCGTGCTATTTCAGTTTCAAGCGTAGTATCGCCAACCACAGGAGATGTTCCGCCGGTACCAATAGCCATATGACTCATTTTTGTATCATTATTATCATCATCAATTTGAGATGCAGCCCATTCTTTTCCTGTTGTTACAACAAGATTATTGACTTTGCGCTCTTCTTTAATAACGCCATGTTTATCCAATAATCTGATATAAACATCGCCTTTTATACCAATTTTGTCTGATATCTTTGTCATGCTGTAAACCTCTGTGTTATATCTTCATTCACGTTGGCGGTATTAACGATTGCGCCATTTACCAACCCAGTTAAAGGATTTGATAAAGCTAAATTAACTTTATCTGTCATAGGCAAATTATCACTTAATGGTTTTGTTATAGTAATAGATGCCAAATCCGTCATCGGTATATTGTCTGAAAAAGGCTTATCTACCTCTATTGCCACATTGTCGGACATAGGTAAGTTATCAGACAGAACCTTGCTAAATGATTTTGCTATATTTTCAGATAAAGATATATTATCAGACAATCCTTTAGTGACTGAGATAGAAAAATCATCCGTCATAGAAATTTCATCAGCAGGAAAATGCCTTATAGGCAACACAAATTCTAGTTCCAATTCTTTATAAATAGGATTGAAATAACTGAGAGTCATTTTATGTTTGATAAACGAAACATCTTTTGATGAAGATTCAACAACAGTAGCTGTGAATGATAATCGTCTATAGGTATATGTATAATTATATGGAAACATTAGAATTGCGGCTTAATTTTAAACTTCAAAATATCGGTCAAGGTTTGGATTGAGCCATTTTCATTAATCTCCAGTTCACCCTCATAATTACCAGGGTCAACATCCAATGAAGTTGGGTTCCAAAGTAATAAAACTTCTCCGCCTGTTCCTCCGTCAACTTTTGATAAAGTGAATGTTTCCAATATAGTAGTAGTATTTTGGCGCCTGAATTTCATTGATACCGTTACATTCGCTGGAGACAAATCAACGACATCCCAAGACTCTGGGTCTCCAGGCTCTCCAGTGTTGGAGTCTCGAATTGTAATTTTGATATCGGGCTTATCGTCACCCTGAACTAATTCAATGCTCATGCGAGTGGCCTCATTGATACTGATTTTGATACACGAGTATGACTTTTTTGAGCGTCAATAGTTGCTGATTTACGCTTCGATTCATAATCTTTCATTTCTTCCATTGCCGCTACTGGACTATACCAAGGGCGACCCTTCATTTTTAAAATTCTAGCTTTCGCTCCGCACGCAATAGCTTCAAGATATTTATCGTATATAAATGCTGGGGCTTCATAAGAATCACGAGATGGCATTACCCACATACCCACATATAATGTATATGCTTCTTTTGGAGTTAAAGCTAATCGGATAGTCAGAGGGTCCTGAAGAAAGATAACAGATGGTTGTCCGTCTTTTGTTCGCCAAAGTGGAACTTTACCAGAGTCAAGTTCATCTTCAGATGTAGCATTCAACCTAATTTCATCCCCGTTTGATTTCACTAAATAAGCCCAATTAATACCAACACCTCTGATAAATTTATCAATATCGACATCATGGCTATTTACTGCAATTTGAACTGTAATAGGGTCAAGCTCGACTCTCCAGACTGTTGTCACTTTACAGAAATCAATAATAGTATTTCTGATTTCATTTAATGCGATAGGGTCTGGACAGTCCTGTATTTCGCCAAGAACTTCAGGAAGATATCGCTCATATTCGACCATGTGGCTCATTATTGTGCAATCTCCTCACTTGGGGTCAAAGCAACATCCGTCCTTGTTTTCAGACCAAGAAGTGCATAAAAAGAATTCATATGGGATAATGATAATTGTGCGCTATTTGGAGAATCAGATTCTTTTCCATAAGCTCTATGTAACATCCAATGGCGAATAGCTCCATCATAAATCTCATCAAGAGAAATCGCGTCATTTTGGTAGTCAGTTATCTCGGCTGGCAGCACAGACATTTTCACTTCTATCTGTACAGCAGTGGTTGCATGAACCGGTGGAGTTACATAGAAATTTTTCGGGGTTCTTTCATCATAGATGAAATTCTTTATTTCAGTTTTTGGCGTTGCTGTATGCCAATTTCGATTAAATAGATTTAATGTATCTTCATCAGTTGCACGAATTGGACGACCTGGAGTTGCCCCGTCCGTTCCCATGTTTCTGGTAATGTCCAATAATCTCAAACCATTAGCCGGTAATGTCTGTAAAGTACCCGGACTTAAGGTGATGCTTTCAATGCTATATGAAGCATCAGGACGAACTAAAGCGATTTGTTTTTGGGCGTCGTTTAAATACGAAGTCCAGTCATCGGTGGTAACAAGAACGTAATCAGTGTCCTTGAATTCACTCGCCAAATTCTGTATCAGCGTCACCGCCTGCGTCATTAGCTTGCCCTTCTAGTTCTTTGAACTTTTCACGAAGCACCTTAACAGTGTCAGTTATATCCAAAGCGGCATCATATTTATCAAATGCCATGCTCACAATTTGCTGTTTTGTTGCCTTGCTGACATCAAACTCAGCTGTTTGAAGTTCACCTACTGGCTGAATTGGAGCTTCATCAGTTGGCTTAGGCTTGTCTGGAGTATAGTCATAAACTGGCTCCATTCCTTCTTTTTTCAGTAATGCGTCCGTGGTAATGAAAATTCTCCCGGTTGCAGTATTTCTCATATATGGTGGACGATTCTCTGAATAATCCTTATCTTCTTTACGTAAACCCATAAATCACCTCTCCCAGTTAAAAGGTTGGAGGTCCGAAGACCTCCTACCATTTGGTTAAAAATTAACCTTTCTTTGCGTACAGGTGAGCTAAATATGCTCCCTCGATGACCTTGTAACCGTAAACATTTAGACCACGAATTAACTGGCCAAATGAGTTTGGATTCGGCAAAGTTTCCATCTTTGTCATTTGAGCAGCGAAGGTCAAACCAGCTTTATGGCCAGCGATAATGTTATACACAGTATCTGAACCATCAGTGGTTGTCGCAACGTTATTACTCATATACAACATGAAACGGTCAATCATACCAACACGACCATTACGCAGAACAGAAGTACCGTCACCAGCAAGACTTGCATCTTTCAGGTCAGACTTCTTAATCATGCCGCACGCCCAAGCAGGCAATACTAACCAACGACCGGTCTCGGGAACATTTTGCTCGTCAAGAACGGTACCCAAATCCACAATATAATCGAGGATATTGGCTTTGGTTAACGCAACAGGAGTACCGGTAGTTCCCAAGTTAAAGCTTGAGGATTTACGACCAGCAGTTGCGCCAGCATTGGCAGCTGCGACATCTGAATAGATGTTGGCAAGCAAGTCGGTGTCAACAGCAATCTTCATCTGTTCACCGCCGTCACCGGCCCAATCATCCATAATATCAATGTCTGCCTGCATTTCATCAACATCGTCAACCTGGAAAGCAAAATACTTACCTTTATCGATATCGAGTTCAACGGCAGGGTTGTTTGGTTGCTCGTAGTCTAAGCTCGCACCAATAGTATAATCATTGATGGTCAAAGATGGAGTGGTACGGATGATAACTTTATCACCCATTGAGCTGATTTCGCCTTCGTAGTCAGTTGAAGCAATTTCGCCGAAGACGGTCGCATCGTAGAATTTCTCTACAAGTTTTCCGGACCAAATCTGAGGAATAAACTTACCAGTACTGGTAGAGCTTAAATCAGTATATCCGGTGTCACGTGTAATACCAGCCATATCAGAGGCTCCTTATATTCGTGACATCCTTACTTTTAAGTTGTTGCTGGCGCGACTCGAGCTACAATTCGACCTTGAGTGCCAGCAGCAAGAATGTCTTGTTCAATCTTTCTGGCCTCCTCCTCACGTCCTTTATATCTGCCCTCACGCTTGTCACGATAAAAACGGTCGACATCTGCGTGTGTGTACACCTTCAATTGCTCTACTGGCGGAATTCCTCCACTAGCAGTATTTGGTACAACAATCTCTTCAGGTACAGCAGGTACTTCTGGTTCGTCAGGTTGAGACTCGCCGCTGTCTGACACTTTTGAGTTTTCTTTGAAATCTAAGAAGAACTGAGCAGCACCTACAGCATCAAGCTGTTTACGTGCATCAGAGAGAAAATCTCTCCGTGTTCTCCCACCGGTATACGGTACAGGCTCCTCAAGGAATTGAATAAATCCCTCATCGGTATTAATGGTTCTCCAGTCAGGGACCGCTCTGGCTAACTCATTAAAGAAATTTTGCTCACGACTTGTTGCCGTATCTTGCTTAATTTCTTTCTGTCCCGCTTCCAAAGTTGCAAGCTTTTCGGTTAATTTGGCAATCTGAGCATCTTTCTCAGCAACGCGCTGGTCAGCGACCTTTTGCACGATGTTGATAAGACCACCATATTGTTCCTGCTCATCATCTGTTAAATTCAAATCAGCAGGAGGTTTTGATGTTTCATCTGCCTTCTGAGCTATCTCCTCTTTAAAGGTTTCGAACTCCTTCTTCAAGCTGTCAATCTGCTCGTAAGAATGTTCTAGCTCACTTCTCAGTTTCGGAACTTCGCGGTCATATAAGGCTTTCATGCCGTCAAATCGCGCTTTCCAGTCTATCTCATCTTTCTCTGGCTGGGCTGATTTCTTGGGTTCTTGCCCTTTATCAGTGGCCTGAGTCTCAGACTGTTTTGAATTCTCTTTACCTCCATCTTCAGGAGGTTTCGAGGCTACTGCCTCTGGTGTTCCGTCTTTAGGTTGCTCTCCCTCGATGGCCTTGTCATCGCTGGCTGGTTCTTGGTTGAGCTGTTGCTGCATTCTCGCAGCGTCCTTTGCTTGCCTCCGAACACTCTTAGGTGCCCGATTACTCAAACTTGTCATATTTCTCTCTCTTTGCAGGCCGTCAGTGGATGGGCTATCGCGTCACACATCAGGGATTTGCCGGATGGTCATGGGCTATAAATAGGATTCATGACCGCATTAAATAATCTTATGTTGAGTTTAGTATGTCTTTGGCCTTCTTTGCAAGCTCAACTATCTCCATAAGTTCAACAGCTGCACCTTGCGCCCGATACATTGTTGCCTTTTCTGTAATCAGAGATTCTCCCACCTTCTCACCACTACATTTGTTGAGAAAATCAGCAATTATTTTGCCATCAGGGCTGTCGAATGCCTGTATTACTCGCTTATCCGCATTAATCATTCTTTTATACCTCACTCATTATGATAATCAGAATAAATTCCTCATCATCTTTTACTAATGTCATTTTGAATTCACGAGCAGCTTCAATTTCTTTTTTTGCCCTTTCTTCCAATATTTTCATCGCTTCTTTTTTTGTTACCCCCAATTCATACTTGACTCGAATTAATTTGGCCTCGAGGTCTGCCTTTGGTAACATAGCCAACGCTTGTTTTGGAGTCGGTTCTGGTTTTCCGGTTACTCGATAAACCTCCTCATCAATTCTCATTTCGGTAACTTGTTCCAGAGCCTCCTCAATTACTTGTGGCTCTATCTCTTCCAGCTTGAGCAGGGGTTCTTCTTTTTTTCGTTTTAGCCAGATTCTGCGCGGAGCTACATAAAATTGTGGCTTGGAGCCACCTGTCTCTGGTCCTTCTGGACGTATTATAAAAACGAGATATGGGCCGAGGCCTCTGGTTACCAATGTATTAGACGGCCCTAATCCGGATGTTGGAATCGTCATGTAAGCCTGTCTCTTCGGTTTACAGCGTTTCCAGCATATGGAGTAGTTGCGGCAACATTCTCCCAGATATTGGCTGTAAACAAGACAGTAATACCATCATCATCATAGACAGTCATTACACCAGACACAGGGTCAGTTTCCGTTCTGTTACGTAATATTTTGTTTATGATTTTTATATCAGAGCCTTGAATCAGATATTCAGAGTCTACTGTTGCCCCAACACTGGTATCTACAATTTTACCAACACCACGCACCACAATTGTGCCATTTGTAACTGTTCCATTAAGAATAACCTGACCAGAATTAAGGTCAATTGAAACATCGGATGCTCCCGATTTGTTGACAAGCTTAATTCCACCATTGTAATTCCTGAAAGCAAGTGGAATATCAAGGTTGTTAAAATCAAATTCTGGAACAGAGCCTGGAACACCAGAGAAACAATCCAAAATATGAGTTGCTTTGGTTCCTGCCCCAGCAAACTGTATCATCCCATCAATAGCAACCTGATGAAGAATACCCTCAAATCCAAGAAGGTCATTAACAACTGAATTACGAACGATTATTTCACCGTCAGCTGTACCAGTTAACACACATTCATAAAATTGAGTTAATTTTGTTGAGCACCCTGGCGTTAGGGTAATTTGGCTTTTTGAAGCATGAGCACCATAGATAGTAAAGCCATCTAGATTTTCAGTTGCACCAATAGTTAAATCTTCAACAACTCTTAATACTGTAACATTGACATCATTAGCAATAAGAATTGCATCAGTTAAATTATTAACTGGCCTCTCACGCGTTCCAATAGGATGGGCAGTCCCAGCCTCACCTCCATTTACATCAATCCATACAGATTGCTCATAATGTAATTCATGTAAATGGTCTATTACATGATATCCAAATGAGTTCACATCAACCAGATTAGCAACAGGAAAGTCCATCACTGCCTGAGCATTTTGAGCTGCTGTTGGGAAATCAAGTCCTTCCAAAGAAGGTTGAGCCACATTCACCAAGGAGGCAACTTGTGCAGGATAAACCGGCTTCAACGTATATAAATCAAGCCATGGGGTATCATAATCGTCTGAAAACAAGACGCCAGTTACCTGAACTTTGGTTGGGTCATATACAACTCTATATCCATTAATCATGAAATAAATGTCTCCAGCCTTTTGACCAGCGACAGTATCATCCCCGCCAATAGTACGGATAGGAAAAGCGTATCTAGAATTGTTAAGTGTAGAATACCACTGCTTCAGGGCTTTATATAAATCTACCTGAACACTCAAAGTTGTTACAGTTGGAGAAATAACTATATGTTTTAGACCTTCATCAACATAAAATTTGAATCCAGTCTCCATATAGACCCATTGAGCAGCATAATAATTCACTAGACGATTTCTTCCACATTCAGGCTGCCAAAGAATAAACTTCTCTCACCGCCTTGCAAAGTAACATCATCAGCCACACTTCCTGTGAAAGACACAGCAGAGCCATCAAGATTTTTCACCGTCAACTGAGAAGTTGTTACTGCTGTAATGATATAATATCCATCATCACTGACTGAATTTCTGATATATAGCATCTGGTCAACAGCAAAGGCTACACCGTCATAATTCGCCGTATCAAAATTCTGTCCAGTATTACGGTCAATCGTGTTAGTCCCAGCATTAATATCAACGTTATAAGTACCAGCATCAGCACCGCCAGCAATAGCAGACATATTCCACGCTGTAAATACATAAGTAAATTCATCTTGGCTATCATCTGCAGTTAGCAGAATACGCTCCTTAAAGAATCCAAACACATCTCTTAAAGTAATATTTTCAGTTGAGTTTGGCGGTATGGACCACATGCCTACTTGTATGCCTCGATTATCTTGGTCGATATTTGATGCATCAGTTTCATTATATTCAAGACCAGACTCTGCGTGAAAATCTGACCAGCTTGGAGTTCCTATCAATGATGCTCCACGACGCGCCTGAATAAACATTGGTGTACTTCCAACATTGGTTACAGACAGCAATACTGGATACGCAACACTTCTATTTGCAATACTATTAATTGTTAATTTAGGTCGAATAGCAAACATCATTCGGCCAGGATGCCAATTTGTGACTGCAGCCATATACAGACCGCCATTTTGGCCTTCGCCTTTTCTTATATGATGATAATGCTCAACAACTTTTGGGTTCCAGCGTCCTTCAGTTTTTACAACCGAACACCAAACACGCATTTCTGAACTCGAACCTGCAGCTGCAAGATTTGCTTGTCCTATATGAATAGGTAATGAGCCAGTGCGTATGTATGGTTGTGTATTCAAATTAGCATGATACATCTCATGGCATGTAATTCTTATGCCTTCAATTATCACGCCAAACCGGACACGACCAGCACCAAGCCATTGATAGTCAATCCAATAGATATTATCCATAGTAACATCAAGGGTATGACCAGAAGGGTTAAATTCACCACCAGAGCCATCAAGTCTGTCTCTGTTCCAAGCTGATTGATTTATAGCATTATCACCAACGGTTGATGAGCGCATATAGACCTGCAATGCTGTATTTTCTTCCATCCTGAAAAACAGCCCATCACTTGCATCACCAATACCCCATAAACGTCTTACATTTGCTTTACCTGAATCACCTAATGCAACAGTCATCTCGATTAGTTGAGAGACACCTAATTGATATTTATGATACAAATGTGTAGTTGACGCTGCTTTTGAACCAGATGTAGTTGTTGTCGAATATAGCGTTCCTTGATTTGATGCAATATGTGAAACTACACCACCTGATAATTCTTCATACCAAAAATTCTTATCATCCCTTTCATATATATTAATATATTCACCGATGATAGTAGGTTCAGTAATTTGCTGTCTGCCAAAGGCGTCAAATTGTGGGGAGCCTTCACCATAACGAACATGCAAAGCCCCTTGGCCATCAACCTCAGCAACATTGGCCATATTATTCCCAACCATTTGGTTCTGTTGAAAATAATAAGGCTGAACATCAACATTAGATACTTCTGCAAATTTGACAGCATTGACTAAAATATCTTCAGATAAAGTTAAGTCAATCCAAGGGTCTGGAACTGGCTCTTCAACACGAACATGAAGCTCACCTGTCGATACTGTTCCTTCAGTTCTAACAATAGTTCCAACCCATGTAGATGTGCTGAAAGTAATTTCATCACCAACATTAAATCCAGTTGTACCATTATTGTAATTAACCTCAACCATTACACCCTGCGGAACCTGCTTTCCACTTCCGTCTGGGGGCAAGATTACTGCGCCGTGCGAGCCTTTAACTGCCATAATTCTATCCTCTTAATAATTCAAATCTAGCCGTTGGGCTATATCAATTGTGATGTCATTACTAGGTATAGTGTAACCTTCAACCCTGATAATAACGTATTGCTTATTAATAATCTGGTAATCGACGCTTGTTGCTGCTGCATAAGAAAATGTAAAGCTTCTATTGTCAGTAGTGCCAGTCGTTGCGTTTTCTACACCAGCAATCTCAGTTTGGGTTCCTGCCAAAAATACCCTTACTTCGGTATTGTCTTTAAGTTTATCGAAGGTTACGTTCACATTAGCATTAACTGTTGTAGATGCTCCAGCGCCATTCCTAACGGTAGGCACATCACCCGCGCCGACTACATTGATAGTAACAGAACCGCCAGAATTATTATAAACCACAGCATCAGTAGTGCCGTCAGCACCAAACCCGCTGTAAGTATGACCATCAAAAGAATAAGTACCTGTAGCAGTAATATAGATTGCGTGGCCTGCACCATCTGAATTAAATGTTGGGTTAGTGAAATTGCTGGAATCTGAAGTAATAATAACTGCGCCATTAGCATCGGTAGTACCATTAAAGGTGGCTCCATCAATATCCATTGTGCTAATAACAACTTGGTCACAATTATTAAACGTACACGCATTCGCAAACTTATTACCAGCATCTACAGTTGGGAATGAAATTACCCCGAAATCTGTAAAAGTCATATTGGTCAGTTTGATAATATCGAAATTGGTGATATTGAAATCAAACGCCGCCCGAACATCGAGATTAACTGCAACTGTATTATTGATTACAAATGAGTTGGTACCAGTTGCATTGGCTACCAAACCAAAATCAAAATTTCCAGCACCAACAACGCCGCCAACAAAAAACCATTGTTCATCATCAGCCTGAAAATAGCTGTCTGATGTCGCTCCATCACCCCATTCTGTTGGCCCAAAAAAGTTATATTGCTTCCCTTGCGGATTGGAAACAAGCCCCCAGCCATTGGTTACATCATCACCCTGAACATCTGCCATAGTCTCAGGTGTTCCAACTGTTCCGCCATTAATTGTTAATGCAGCTGAACCATTGGCAATATAAGAAATATAATCAACAAATATGTTTGCAACATTACCAACAGCCTTAGCTAGGTGAAGAGTACCAATGCCAACTTCTGTGATAGCAGTAACTGTTAAGTTAGCCTCAACTCCAGAAAATACAGTAAATGCAGCTGGCCTATTTGAGACATCTAATTTATAACAATTAAAAAATGGATTTAGAGGGAGCCCTACAGAATCATTGCCACCAATATCATAGCCAATCTTGTCAGTACCATCCCCAATAACAAATTGAACACCGCCATTTGCTAATGTATCAACTAAATTATCTTTAAGAAGTAAATACAAAGTGACATCTGACATATCAATCGAGAACGTGCCTGTATTCAGGGAATCCTCGGTTGTGCTCATATGTTCGTCAGCATTGGTATGCTGAGATTCAATTGAGCCTGTTCCTTGATATCTTTGCCCTACTGTTGTATTAACTGCAGGAGTAGAACCATCACCTGACCACCCAGTAGCAGAATCACAGTCATTTAACTCTGTACGATTATCAATACTCATGAGTTATACCTGTTATCCAATACAATTGCAGCTGCATTTACAGCAAACATATCAACAGGAGAAGGTGTATCAATTTTTACTTTATGACCTTCAAGATTCATGTGATTAGTTGATGCGTTGCCAAATACATAAACGGCATTCTTAGGATGAACAAAAGAGCTAAGTGATACGTTACCTAATTGCTCCATAAAAACAATTTCACCATCGCATGAATTAATAGCATCTTCAATAGTGTCATATTGGTCTAAAGAAGTTCGCCTTTCTAATAACTTTGGGACCATTACAATCCTGTCTACTTTGTAGGCATAGCCAAGCTGTTTCCAGATAAAAAATTCAATATCTGGACTCAGCCAGCCATCCTCGAATCTGCCTACAATTGTTATCATTAAGCGGCAACATTTAGCTCGTTTGAAGCTGTTAACACGATAGTTAAAGGAGTGCCAGATTGGATTACTTGAACACTAGATTGAACATATTGTGCTCCAGAAATACCAAGCGCCCTTGCTACAACATAAGTATCAGTTGATACTGGTCGACCACCCTGTACATTACCATCAAAATCGAAAGCGAAATTAACATCAGCTGAAGCAAGACCTGATACATCAGCTGGCGTATCATCCTGAACAATGATGGAGTCTGGCGTATCAATACAATTTTCATCAAGAGGCACAGATGCGCTTGATGTGGTAACAATCGTTTTACCATCCCATCTGCGAACATTATATGTCGATGCTGAGATACTTGTTACCTGATAAACACCATTCATAGCTGCATCAGCACCAGTCAATCCAGAAATTCTAACATATGCACCAACACCACGATTTAATGATGCTGGCAAATTAGAGCCTGCTGATGTAAATGTACCAGTATCTCCTGTTCCTGCATTAATAACCAAGTCAGTGACTGTAGTACGAATAGTGCGGTCAAAATACAGGTCATAAGTTGCTACTGTGTCATCAATAAGCGAATTGTTGAAATCCAGAGTTACACTGATAGTTTCTGGGAACTGACGTTGGGTACCAGTGTTATCAAAGTTGCGAATGTTATTCTGGTCTGCAGCAGCAATATTGCTAATAGCAACACCGGTGCCACCACCATCAGGATTGCGCGGAATTGATTTGCCAGAGATTAAAGTATCACCCTCAAATACAAGCAATTCATCCATAGCACGACCAATTGCTGTATCTGCATCTGCATCAATATCACCAGTTCCATTTCCACCCGTAGAGCGTAATGACCACTGTACAAACTCATAAACTTCTTGAGCTGTTCCACCATTGGCATCGATAATAATACCGAAATTGTATGAACCACCAACATATCCACCAATTGATTGAGGGGTAGAATAATAGGTAATACTCATACCGGTATATGGTGCTACATCAGCTGTACCATCAGAGTTTGCATCAATATCAGTATCAGCAGCGCTAATCTTCAAATCTGTTACATTGGACAATGGGAATTTGAACAGTCGGTTACTAAGAGCTGATTCACCAGCTGCATCCAAATCAGATGAATCAAAAGTTTTACCATTCGGGTCTGCATCACGAATACGTAAACGAGTAGCAAATGCTGAACGATTATCTATAGATGCATTAACTGTAGTGTCTGGTGAATTTGTATCATCAAGAGGGCCAAATGTCGCTGTGTTATCAGCTGTATCTGCTGTGAATGAAGCTGTTGCAACATCAATGAGAGAGTCTGTTACAGCTAAAATAGTATATACACCGTCATTAGCAACAGTTGTTGCATTAGCTACAACGACGACACCACCAACATAATAACCTTCATCAACCCAACTACCTCCATCAAAGCGCTGTATCTGGTCATTTCCGCCTCCACCATCAAGAAAGCTGAAGCCAGTACCAGCATCAGCCTCAGTTCCAATTGTGATTGCACCATCAACTGTATTGGCTACAGAACTTAATAAGAATGAACTTCCATCATTAACAGCATTCTCTGAATCTCTAAGAAGAATAGCACCACCAACTTTAAAGCCATCTGTACGCCAATTTCCACCATCCGAGCGAGTCATGGTTCGACCATCAGCTGAAATAACTACACCGGTACCACCATTAATTGAATTATCAGCCAATCGTTCAAAACATTGAACCGCTTCATTAACAGGTCCAGCAAAATCAAAGTCAACAGTATCATCAACTGTTGTATCTGTACCAAACTGGTAATAAGCCAAATCATTTACATTATCTTCAAATGAACCAAGAGTCTGAATTCCAGCCCATTGAGCTAATACAGCACCATTAACATCCTGCTCTTCCCAGCCAGCTGACCTGATAAGCTTGCGAGTGTTAATTGCTGGACTTACAACATCTTTCCAGTTCCAGCCATTTTTGAACTGGCCATCAGTACCCATAATATACTTACCAGCATCAGTATCAATGGCGAAGATAGGAAATGGAAATGAGTTCAGATAGTCATCATCTTTCCATTCTTCTTTGATGAATTTATATACAATATCAAGACCAACACCATCATCACTAAGAGCGCCTTGCTTAAGCAGATAAATCTCTTTGGCTGAAGTATCAAACATGACATTCTTGGCTAAAGTGTTTGAATCGCCCAACCATGTAACAGCTTCAGAAGCCTGGTTGCTTGGATTTGCCCCAGATACCTTATCTGCTGTTACGCTGGATGTAGTTGGTGTGCCGCCCGACTCAACATATAAACCATTGTTTTCAGCTTGAGAGTGGTCACGGATTTCAAAATATTCTCCCGCCGCAATGGCAGGCAAACCAGTTCCAGTTAGTGTGATTGTTGCACCGGATGCACCGGTCCACGCAATCGTTTCTGCTGATGATGTGCCCTGACTTAACTGGTCAGCACTTATTACTTCTGCCATTGCTCTATTCTCCTAAAATTAACTTATTACTGAATATCCAGGTATACCCCAGAACCTGTGGTCACATTTACTCGAATTTCATATCCCTCGTCACCACCAAGAGGGACAATAGCTGAACCAGCTGCTGTAAAATTTTGTACCGAAATCCAAGTGGTTCCACCATCTGGACTTAGCTCCAAGTCAACGTCAGTAACCGTTCCCCAAACAAGCACCATTCGGTCACGGCCAGTTTCGTTATTAAATGGGATAGGTGCGCTTTGCCCAACCCCTTGATTTGATGCGATTCTCACTGCTTTTCTCCTTCAATTGGAACTTCTGTAACTTCAGCAGAGCTAATCATCTTGTCTGCTCCACGCTTAATATCGATTGTCTTTTTAACTTCACCGCTTTTGTTATCAATAGCAAGATTAACTACAGTTGCTGGTCCAGATGGTTCTTTTGGCTCACTTTCTTCTTTAATAGTTTTTGCTTCTTGACCAAGACGAACTTCTTCTTTGATTCGTTGAACATCAGCATCTTTAGCCATTGCTTCCTTTTCACGCTCAAGGTCGCGGTCAAGCTCTTTCTGACGAGCCTCTTCTTCCATCATGCGAATTTTCAGTTCATATTCCATATCCAGTTTTTCTCGATGTTTTTGAATCTCAGCATCAAGTTTTTCCATTTGCATCTGAGAATCCATATCCAACTTGGCAGCATATTGCTGAGACTGCATATCCATCTTCTCTTTTTCAAGTTCACCTTTTTGCTGGATTTCAATAATTTTTGGGTCTGGAGGCTGCTGGCCTTGTTGCTCTTGACGCTCACGCTGACGAGAAATAAATTCTTCTTGTTCAGGAACAATTTTATCTGTATTGAGGTCAAGCATCTCTGCAGTTGCACGGAGTACCTCAACACGTCCTTCTGGACCAATAATCTCCATATCAATCGGATTAGCAGTCATAGCCAAGAATTCAGCACGTCGCATTTGTGCCTGTTCTTTAGTCAGTAATGCTGTTGCTCCACGCGCAACAACATTAACATCACCTTTAATGGTGACATCTGGGTTATATAACATATTGAATGTAAAGGTATGCTCAATGACCTGCTTAATAACATAAGTATCAATACTTGAGATAGCTAATTTGATACCTTTCGAAGCATTATTCATCAGCATAGCCAACCCAGAAGAAGTCTGTGCTGCGCCACCAGAACGTTCGTTTCCATAAGCATAACGAGGGATGCTGGTTGCATCATCCGCACGCCTTTCGAATTCTTCATATACACGCAGTAATTCTGCTGAATTTGACCTTGGCTGGAAGAATCGAACAGCTTCACGGCCACGACCCGTTTTGTCAGATTTTGTTTGGATAATTTTCCAAGGATATAATTGTTCAACCTTTTCGCCATCAGCAAGTCGGTCAACTTCAACCTCAACCATTGGTCCGGATGAGATACCTAAATTATTAGCCAATGAGCGAGCGGTCGCGTTACACATGCGTTGTTGGTCACGCATTAACTTTGGAATAGCAATCCCCCAGAATCCACCTGGAACATTTTGGAAAGAGGCTTTATGATATGGTCTGCGTTGAAGTGGGTCTTTATTAATCACTGAACGAATTACATGACGTCCTATTTTAATGGCATCAATTTCGTATTCAGCTAACGGGTCATCAATCTCATCTGGGTCATGCCCCCACTCAAGTAATGCCAGCCCTTGTGCTGAGCCCCAATAATGAAGTCCGTCGATGGTCTTTTGGTCCTGACGCATCCAAAACCGGTCTTTATTTTCCAGTTGTGCGCGTTCATAATCGCGCCACAGCCAGTCTCTCAGACCACCCTGACCATATTCTTGAAGCACTGCACGAATTGCTTCATCGTTATAGCCAGGAAGACCTATCAAATTGTATAGGTCTCGACGGTTAAATCGAATTCGCTCAATCAGGTCTCCATCATTAATTGAACTCGAATCCGGCGATGGATATAAGTCAAACGGAGAAATTCGTTTATATTCAAGAAATATGTCATTCGATATAACTGGCTGACCTTGCGGCCCCCATGATAAATTTTTCTTCCGTCTAACTAATGGGGCTTTCATGATAGCTGCTGGGAATGTAGCAAAATCTTCAATATATTCGCCAAGCGCATCTGTCCAGCCACCTTCAGCCAACTGGTCTTCAATCTGGGTTTCCATGCGCTGGGCCGCATCTTCTGCTGATAGCTTCATGGCCTTTATCACTTCATCGCGCAAAAAGCTGGCGCGCTGCTCAATATAGGCTCGATATCCCTCTTCTGGTTCACCTTGAGGAAGAGTTTCTCTGATTCTTTCTGCAATGGCTCGCATTGCAAAATCAGGTAATTCTGGGATTGGTGTTGGAGAAAGACCCCATGGCTTGTCTCCAGCTGGAATGAGAATGTCGCGAATCCATGATACTGCGGCTCGAATCTTGGTCGCCGTCAACATCATATATATTTCTGAACCACCTTGCTCCCTGATAGCTTGAAGTGTCTTGTTGTCATATTCGCCATTTCTTTGACGCAAGCACTCAAGCATTTCATCTTCGATTTCTTCTTTTGCCCACCTGTTGATTTCCCAAGCTCTTTGTATATGACTCGCAAGTTGCGACTCAACAGCATCCGGAACCCGATTCATGGCATCTTGTTCTGCTTGCTCCTTATTTATCTGTTCATTGCTTTTTACAACAAGTAGACCATATTTTTCCATGACTCATCATCCAGTTTAAGTTTCTCCCTCGTCCGAGAGATTAAATTCTTTTTCAACATGGTCAGCCAAAGCCCGAAGCCCAATAATGAAAGCTTCTGGCGGCATGCCATTCATAAAGGTCATATGCACCGGCTTTGCCTTACCAATGCTTTTGCCTTCTACATCCTTTATTGGACTGCCAAAAACAAAGGTTGTCTGATAAACCTCATTTTCGAACATATCCGAACCGCGAGCCATTTTCGCGTGAACTAGCTCCATATTGCCCTCTCTCTATAAATTTATTTTATCAGCTTATTAATTAATTTATATACCAAATCTATATCTCTGTCATTTTCCATTACAAATTAGCTGATTCCTTTCTTTTCTGAAGAACTTGCTCAAGAGCCATCATCTCTGCTTTATCTTTGTCGAAATTTGCATCGAACTCCAATATGGATGCCCTCTCCTCAAATTCTTCAAATTCGTCGTCAGTTAATCCATCATAGCTCATGCTGCCCACCCACTTGATTTTCGTCTGGCCACCGGCCTTGCTCTAACTACTTCGACTTTCAACCCATCTTCAACCATCAAGCACCCGTACTGTAACGCCTCATGGATATGAGAAAAAATATTCTTTTTCGGTTTATCCTTATATCGAATTTCACCAACAATCTGGACCCGTTCATACATAAAAGCACCATTAAATCCCTTTCTGAGCTGTTTGCAGCGAGGTGACATAATGAATCCCGGTGAGCCATCAGCATCAAAACTCGTCAACATTTTGGCTACTGCCTCACGTCTGGCTACAGGGTCCTGAGTATTTGCCGGTTCTCCGGGCAATCCCTCTTCAGCCATTATTGAATAACACGTATCTTCAGTAGACTGGCTTCCTTGTGTGCCAGCTGGGTCACCCCAAATTCTTAAGCTCATTCCTGAATATTCGTTGTGCAGCTTTGGTTTGAGCAGGTTTCTGATAAAGTTGCGAACACCCATGTCTTCCGACACCACTTCGTCAACAACTCGAAGCTGACCAGTTGTCGATAGCTGGAAAATGGCGCAGGCTGGGGTACGACCAAAATCGAATCCCAGCATGAGAGGTAGTCCACGGATAATTTCGAGGTCTTCTTTGGCGCAGTGCAAGCCATCGTTGTACTCAGGATAAATAGGCTTACCATCATATACCGTGCCATATTGCCCAAGAACATAAACTTTAATCCATTCCATGGTTTTACCAGCAACCATGTTAAGCCAATATTTGTATCCAAGTGGTTGATTGGTAACGTTTTCAGCTTTCGGATTAGGGAAATAAATGACTTCACCTTTTTCGTCCTCTCCTTTAAGAAGAGCTGGTGGCTGACGCCAAAACATATAACCTTGCGGCTTTTTGACTTCAGCTATGTCATACCACCAATGGTCGTCATCTGGCGGGTTCGTGTCCAATATGACACCAGCGTAAGTAAGATTATGGGCTTTTAATTTACCAGGATAACGACCGACACGAGAGGTCACACCCTCAAGTATTTCATAAGGAAGTTCTCGCGCCTCATTCATCCATGCCATGGTCAATTCCATGGATAGTAATTTTTTTACATCTTTGGGTCGGTCAAGGGCGAGAAATATGAGTTCAAAGTCAACAGTGGTGCCATTTGGAAAATCTGGAGTTGGCGGTCCCGGTACCCGCATTCTTGCTGTAATAGGAGTTCCCCAGTTAATAGGGCAAATAGAATCAGGAAGCCAATCTTGCCATGTTTTTATGGTCGTCGTCTTAAGTTCCGGATAGCTATTGCGTATAGCTGCAGCCCGGAAATAACGGACTCCATCAGGCCCAGGCTCCTGCTGCATGGCTCTAAAAACAAGCTCTATACAGCAGGAGACAGATTTACCGGAGCCAACTGGCCCCATAATTCCTCTCACAAAAGAGTCATTATTATGGAACTGTGCTGGCGTATGCTCAGCTACGTAGTTTATATCCAGCTTTTTCACAAAAGTCCCAGTTCACGCATTGAATCTGGGGTAGCTGTCACTACAGGTTCGGCAACATCATAAATCACAATAGGCAGACCATTAACTGTATTAATGTCTTTATTATGACAAAGCTTTTCGTTGTCGGCCAATATTTCCATGTTTTTATAAGACAGAGCACTCATTAAAACTGCTCCAGGCTTCAGGCCATGCCGAGTCATGCGCTCCATTTGGCTACGGATAGTAGTCATTAATGCGTAAGCGACTTCATATTGAACATCTTTCACGGCTGCGTTCATCATGACGAACCTCGTCAACATTTGTTTACTTATGAGGAGTATAGAATTTACTTATGGCTATATCAATAAAACTGATAAAAAAAAGCCATATACCAATTGGGGGGAGGTATATGGCTTATAAAACGCGCCACTTATTTGGCGCTCTTTGGGAATTAAATATTACTCTACAATCGTAGATTAGTCAATCAAATAAAGCGCCGGTTTGCCGTCAAATGCAGAGGACCCTTCGCTTCTTACTGTAAATTTTGGTTTTTGTAATAATTCCGAAACAGAGGCCCAACCTCCGTCATTTCGTGATTCTTGCCCGGAAACAAGGGCATACCAGATACCGGCGTTAACTTTGATATCGGATATTTTTATTTTTAATTTTCTCTCAAGGCTTTTCCGCATCAACTCTTTGCTGTCTATAACACATGCTGCTTTCATATTTTTATCTCAAAAAATAGGGAGCCGAAGCCCCCTACTCTATTACGCGAAGGTAATTGCTGGAGAAATTGCCAGACCGCCAGAAGGCAGACGACAAACCAGATAAAATGTCGGTGTACCAGTATCAGTAATATCAATATCGATATCACCGTCTGCTTCCGAAATCATTGTACCTGACAGGTTGTCAACTGATTCAATCAAGGCTCCATCCGTACCGATAGCAATACCACCAGTAGGGGCAGTTGTGCTTGGGGTTAAACCCGCAGCATCATCAGCCAGATAAAAATCAAGTACACCAACCTCTTCCAGAGCTTTACCTTCTGGGTCATTAAGTTGAATGGCAACATTAATCACATTAGCCGCTTCTGTTCCTACAGTGAATTCTACATCATAGGATTTAACGGGTATGGATTTGTTACCAAGGAACAGTTGACCAACATTTAGGTATTCACGCCATGACATAGCGATTCTCCTGTAGGTTGCTCACCAGCCACTCCATGGCCTCTTTGGTAAGGTTAAACATAGAAACGGGACTCAGCCTGTTTCAGCCTTATGCTTCAGCTGCTGTGGTTGTTCCGTCTGCAACATGCACCCAATTGGTACCGTTGGAAACAATCAAACCTGCAGACCCGGCGATACCAGTGGGACACCACAAAATTTGACCTATGTTAGCTGTAGCTGCAGCAGGTAGGTCAGCAAATGCGACGACTGGAATTTCTTCGCCGTGATTAGCTTGGTCGAATTTACCCATGAGTAAAATCCTCCATTCAAGTTAAAATACCCTTTCGGGACCATTACCCCTCTCATTTAAGGTGCCCCGCGTTACTCCTAAACCATCGCTGAGAGAGGAGAAAGCACGACAACTCAGGCGCGGGACATAATTAATGCGTTGACTTGATTATATCTCGCAACGTCTGTATCCGCTCATCCTTCACCCTGTCACGTCGTATCAAGGCTTTTTTACCCTCATCAGACACACAATCAAGTGAACCTTTCGGCACCTTAATCTCGGTCAGCGGCTCAGGCAAAGGGAGCGGCTTTGTTACATATACTGTTGTACCACAACCACTAATAAAAACGGTCAATATCGTCAGGGTCAACATCTTCATTTTTTGCTTTCTCCTCCCTCTGGAGGCCATCGATTGTAGCCTTACTGGCTTTTTGTTGAACCCGATTATTTTCTTTCATCAGGTCAACTTTCTCTTTGGCTCGTTTTGCCTGTTCGTTTCGAAGCAGCGCAAATAGGACAGCTGCGCCAACACCAAGTATGGCGAGACCCCACGTTTTTAATGTGCTAAGACCCGGAATTATCATCTTTCTTACCAACAGGACCAGTAGTAACGCGGCGAAGCAAAGCCACAATAATCGCCACAGCAATGAAGATAAAACCATACCAATCACCCAGCTGTTCTTTTACCATCGGTAAATTCTGCTCAACGATACCGAACACCATCAATATTGCGGCAAAATCATAAGTACGTGATTTCTTTAAAAAACCCTTATATTTCATTGTCGTCTCCCATGATAATTATATTCATGTTTGTCAACAATACCTTGACACTCAAATCCACATTTTTCAAGTAATTTAGACTCGTTTACTTCTTGCCGTATAATAACAGGGGTTGGTTTCGATGTCGGCTTTAATGACCTTTCGTACAATGAGGTGTTGATAATCTTAAGTGTATTTGATGCAAGTTTTAAATCTGAGTTTGCTGATTTTAAATCTGAGTTTGCTGATTGAACTCGAGCCTCTTGAATGCCACCTACAGTAGTAATGCTGCTGCCAAACAGCAACACCAAAATTAGATTTTTATTTCTAGAGATAAACCCACTCTCTAAAAAAGTTTTGAAATATTTATGAAGATAGTCAGGCATGTCAATTAAATGGCGTCAAAATAATAGCAGCATTTACTGTTTTACCTTCAGCCTCTCCTTCTGAATAAGCCCCATTAATTAAACCACAATGTCTTCGCTCTTCATCAAAACAAATTCGTTGACCAATACCAATCGCCCACGCGTCTGTTTCCTGTCCTTTGGCATCTTCATTCCAGCCCCATCCAATGCCAATCTGCAAACTATCATTGGTGATATCCATTTTGAGGCCCGTCATAGCTGCAACTCTCGCAATACCACTTTCTTCATAAAAATTATTAATATTAGTAGTATTGAATTGTTTAATTACGTTATCACCGTGGTAATGGTGTGGGTCTTTGGCTAGGGCTTCATTTGAATATACGAGAACAGCAAAAAGACCAATTATACCAATGGCTAATATAGACAGAATTATTTCAAGTAAAGTGAAGTTGGTTTTTAATTTCATGGCTGATTCCTATAAAAATGTAACAAGTACTGCTGTGATTATTGACCACACTATCGTTGCTACTAGTGCGGCACCTTTTAAAAACGACCTCTGTTGACTGATACTGCTTTTGAATTCTTCTTTGTGGATATCAAGTTTTTTATCTAAAGAATGTAATGTGGCGATTGATTCTTTTCTGTCATTTTCTTCTTGCTCCATATGTTTACGAAAAAAATCAAATAAACGATTTATATCGAGTTCGCTTCTCCTTTGTTTAGATTCAATTACCGCCATTCTTTCTTCCATCGTTTTATGCCGATTAATCTCGTTCACCATAATACCACTCCCTTACATCAAAACATGGACATTCTTTTTTCCACTCCCATTTTTCGATGATTCCATCGCCATTGATATCTGGAGATAGGTCACGATGTCCTAATAGTTTTGCTTCGGGAAAGATATCTAACATGGTGTTAAGATATGCCCGTAATGCGTCCTTTTGTTGGGGGGTAAAATTATCTTCTGCATTACCATCGTTATCTACGCCACCAATTAAGCAGATTCCGATGCTATTCCTGTTATAACCATAGGCATGTGCCGGAATATCGGCTAAATCACGCCCATGCTCTAATATGCCATTTCTACGAATTATATTGTTATATCCGATGCCGCTCCATCCTCGAGCCTTATGCCATTCGTCAATTTCATTAACACCAATATCTAAATCTGGGGAAGTTGCACTACAATGCACAACAATCAAATTAATTATTCGGCTCATCATTTCTTTTTGCCCTTCTTAGTTTTTTTCTTTTTGCTTGGCTTTTTAACTCCCTTGCAGTGCTTTTCCCAATCTGCAGGCACTTTTTCACCTCGCCTCGCCATAGCGCCAAATTTCTGACATTGTTTAAAGCTATATGGCATTAATTTTCCTTTTTTAATCTTTTACCTTAATAAGATGTATAGCAACTAATATCGTTATTACAAAAAATATAGGCCACGCTACGCAGTCTCGCACTAAAGTAGTCTCTGATGATTCATGGCCAGACAGAATAAGAACAATCAAACCAATCACCCCCCACACTCCCAGCGCCAGCATAAAGCCAACCCCAAAAATAACCCCATTAATAAAACTTATCAACTCATACATTTTTCTGGCTCTACAATGAAATTCCACATTTTCCCTTTTTGGGGAATAACATAGACAGTTAAACGTCGACCTTTCGGCACAGGCAAATAAACAGTTTCCATATTATAATAATCATCATAATAAACAGCTCTACTTTCAGAATCGATTACCGTAATATGACTGTTATAGCGTAGCCCAAAAATAGTAAGGGTGTCAGATTTTATGACACCCTTTACTTGGTCATCAAATAAAATTTCTTTTAACCATTTGATTATTTTAAGCATTTTCGTCATGTTCAATAACCTTTTGTCCTTTTTTATCACCACTCATATCAAAGTTAAAATTGACCTCAAGTTTGTCGATTTCCACTTTTTCACTGAACATGCGTAAATGTTTACCCTGTAGCTCTAATGCTCCTTTGGCTCCAGTTGCATTGAATACCTTGACCTCGTCTGTATAAATTTCCCCATCTTTATTAGTAGCCATTACAGGAACTTCCTGCCGGCCCATGCACATCTCTTTTAATTGCTCGAGGTCTCTTAATACTTGCTCTTGGGTTAAATCGGATTTTTTTTCGGCTTCACGGAATTTATATTGCATATATTCCTGAAAAATAGACTTTTTCATTATTTTGTTGGCTTGAACCCATGCAGATGTCTTTTTTTTGCATTTCGGGAAAGCTCGCATATAACAGCTACCGATATCATATTGAGGGAAATCTTCTCGCAAATAATCAGCAAACAAACGTTGCTTTTCGGTCAACATGCGGTCAGCATCTTTTCTATCAATAACTATATCTGTTCCTTCAAGATATTGCGTCATTGAATCATCTCCGGAGCTTCATATGCCTCAATTGGAAAAATATTTATATATCCACTTGGGTTATCTACAGACCCTTCTGATGCCATTGCTTTGACCATTGTCCCAAATATATCTATATATTGACCATCCACATTCAGCATTGGCTTGGGATTCAAGCTATCAGCAATGTGCGAACTAAGAAGTAGTTTGGCTTCATTTTCGTTCTTAGCCTCAATTTCTACTTCCATTCTTATCATAAATTTTGCCATAAGCAAACACATCAATTGGCCAGTTGTTTGAGTTCTGGCTCAGTTGCTCCCTTTTAATAACCGCTTGGCTTCTTTTTTAAGTTTCTTATATTGCGCTCGAGTACACTCTCCAAGCATGATATTTCGAGTTACTTTGTGAATCTTGTAAGTAACTGCAGGTTTACCGACTGTTTCCTGTCTCGCCTTTTTTCTTAGCTTCTTCGCTGTTCGACCGTTCACGCTTTTTCTCCTCTCGATATAATTCCAATTTTTCCATAATGTGTCTAATATGACGCTTATGCTCATAAACTGTTAACTCTCCAGCAGTGATGCGTCGATTAAATATATTAATCAATGCTAATGCCCTTGCTGGAGTCATCTGACTCATAAGAATACTTTTCCAGCCGCTCTGTCATACCAATTTGGCATATCATATGGAAGGCGCCGAGCAATTATGGTTTTTTTGTGGTTACCCACAACAATCCATTCTTCTGGTGGAGCCATCGGTTGGTCAATGCGGATTCGGTCATCAACACAATATTCAGCGTCCAGATAAAGCAAGTCGTATTCATTTGGGGCATGAACATGCCGAAATTCATCTGGGATACCAGCTTCATCCATCGCCTTCATAATGCGCTTAATTGCCTCAACCGGAGATTCATCTTTATATTGAACCTCCTGATAGATGGAATATCTAGTGCTGGATGGCATATCATGGCGAACTTCAGCTATTCCGATGACCGTTTTGCTAGGCCTTTCTGCCAGGTCACAGGCATATTCAGTATTGTTGCAGCCATAGTCTGACGTATTGACTACCCCCTCCTCGTCGCGCTGTGACGGAAGCACCATGTTACGTTTCAATGGTGCGCAGGCGAAAAGTCCACCCATTGAAGACAATGCCACCATTGCTTGTAAAAAAGTTCTACGTTTCATAGCTTTCTCCTGTCTCTGGGTTGATTCTCAGCTCAATTTCTCGGTCCATAAAGTCACGCTCCAAACAGCGTATTTCGCCAAGCACAACCATTCTGTTCGTTTTTTCTGATATCGCCCAGCCATTTCCGCTGAATTCATCTTCCTTGCTGACAATATAACCAATGCAATCGATTTGTCCTTGCTTGGCTTTTTCCAACAAATCTTCCAAGACTTCAACAACACCAGACTTCATCGCAATAACATTACTACTCATATTAGATTCTATGCTCCCACTTTGCGCTGCGCCATACGTGCAGCATTCTTATTTTTGGCAATGTTTGTTATGGCTTCGCCAACCACCCCATGTCGATTAACAATCGTTAATTGACTATTACGCGCCTTTTTTCGTAATTTGTTGCCAGACCGTGGATGTCGAGATGGTGCATGTTTTAAGCCACGAAATTCAGCGAGTTTTCGTTTTCTGTTCAATCGACGTTTATTTGCGTTTAGAATTCTGGTTAAAAAGCTCATAATATTCCCCTTATTATCTTTGCGCCCATTATGTATCAATTCTCGATAATATAATTATATCTTGTACTCTACATTCTGTCGAGTATATTTCACAAATCAACTCGTTAAAAATCATCCAAGACCGCAAAGACATGAAAAGTACAACCTGGACCCGGACAGACCAACGATGGTGTAATTTCACCATCGTCGCTGATTTCATGGTCTTTTAGATGAGCTTGAATACTGCAAACAGGACAAACGACGTTTGCTTTGTATGGAGCACCAGCAGGTTTCCATGTTCCCGGCTCACGCCCATCGCTACGTTTAAAATGAAATTTTTTCATTATTGACGGCTGGGACCATAAATGTCGTTTTTTTCTGTTCTGGATGGATTGACAGACCCAGACCCGTTTTGGCGTGGTTTGGCACGTTTTCGTTTACACATAGGTAAATTGGCTAAATCTGGGTTGTTACATGGGTCTCGTTGTTCGCGCTGCTCTTTTGCTTTATTGGCAGCAGACCCTTTTGACTGAGCGAATGTATCTACTTTCTTTCCCATCGTAGGATTCCTTTAAATGATATAAGTCAAGAATTACCTAAATTATAGCAGGTAAATCCCCCAGCTTTCATGTACTCTCTTGTCTGGTGGTTCGAATATATTAGTCTGCGAGTAATATAACTCTCGTTATAGAGCCATCTTTGAGTTCTAAAACAGCAACATGTGCTGACTCTTGGCGCACTCTTGTCCCACCATAATAAGGATATAGCGGTTTTCCGGCAAACCAATTGATAGTTGACTTAGCATTACTCACTACTCACCCTCTTTGCTCGCTTCTATCCGTGCCTTGGCTACAGCTAGAGCTAGGTCTTTGTCAGTTACAGAAAAATCCCATGTCATTTTATCGGTATAGCTAATTTTCACATTATACTCATCGTCATGTTTATCTATATCAATAAAGCCATTGTCAACAAACCAAATAATATTCTCTAAGACTATGTCGGGGTTTTCGTATTTAAATCCATGAGTAATATACCCCATTACCCTTGCCAGCTCTGTGTTGATATCAGTCATTAGTCTTTTCCTTTAGAGCGTTTTCATACATTTTATAAAAAACTTCGTAGGCTAAAATCTTTAAGCAAAGAGTGTGCATCTTTTAGCGCATCTTTTAGCACCTCACACTCCCGTTCTTTTGCTTCTAGTTTGGATGCTTGTTGGATTTTGCTTTCGGCACATCTGCAAAGTTCTTCCTGCAATTTAGTTATCGTTGACTCTAAGAATCCAATCTTTACCGCAGTTGCTTCTAGCTGGTCTGCGAGTTGTGTGGCAAGGATGTTTATCTCAAGAGTGCAATCGCTCCATACCTTCGAGTCGAGCCTTCCTGCTGTTTTCTTTCGCTTATCCAGCTCTCTCACTCGCTCTATGTCTTTATTCATGTGCTTGTTCCTTGTAGGCTAACAGGGCTTTTCTGATTCATAGCCGAAGTCTTTCGGCCACAGCTTTTTGCATTTATGACACTGGAAGCTGTTGTTGTCTTGCTCGCACTCTCCACCGCATTCTGGGCAACATAACAAGTCGTCCGAGTCGGGCACTTCATTCACTCGCTCTATGTCTTTATTCATACATCACCCTTTATCTATTTGTGGCCCATTGCTTGCTTGGCGCGAATCATCATTGCAAAATTAGCCACATCCACATAGTCGCCTTTTTCAGCGTGATTCATCATCAATGAATACAAATAATTAATCGTGCATTCACGTCGATACCATCCGTCTCGTCCTTGTTTACGTTTTAGCTCAAGCTTCCTTCGCATTTCTTCAGCAAATAGCGCAACCGGTACTTCTTCTGCGTAAGCATATAAATATTCAGGATTCGCTTTTTTTAAAATTTCCATTATTGACTCACTCATACATCACCTCTTATGGTATTCATCACACCGTATCCTCTTTTTGCACTCAACTTGGCAGGTTAGCTGTTTGTTAGCCGCCCAATATCGCGGCCTTAAGTTGCTCAAGTGCATCGAATTCTTGCTTTGTTATGGCCGCTTTATCCCATGCGAGTTCAATAAGCTCTGCTGTCATTGGTTTTTCTGGGGCATACATCCACTCAAGTATCTCTTGGGCCTGCTCTTTAGTGGTCACATTTACTGTAAGCATCAATCGGCCTTTATCAACTAAGTGCTGTAAAGTGCGTTCGTGCATTTCTAAAGCTTGTTGTTTTCGTTCTTCTGGTGTCATAGCTACCTCTATCGTTAAAGGGTGGGAGCAGGCTGGCCTTATCACGCCCAATGCTGCGCTCAAACATGCCGTGTTTTTACCCTTGTCAAGCCGATTTACGCTTAGGCTATCTTCTTAGGCCGCCGCTATATTTTGTCGGGACTCAAACCCTGTTCATAGTCGCAACCAACCCACTCCCATTAACTTACTTAGTACAAACCTGACCGCTTGGCAGGTTAGCTGTTTGTTATGTGTAGAATTCAACCATGCATTTTGAATCACAAACGTATCTGTGCATCTGGTTTTGCATACAGGTTTTCATTTCCTTTACAGGTTTCTCTGCTCCACATGCCGCACACTTACGCATAACAACACGCTCAACATCGGACGTGCTACTGCGGAGCCTTCTTTTGCCGTCAAGCATCTTCATCATTCCGTGTGTTCTATCTGGTTTGTCGTACATTTTTCGCGCTCCGGTTAATCTTGTGTTATGGCAATTTGTAGTTGCCGTCATATCGTGGATACAGTTCAACATCATTCGGCTGTTTACGGTATCCTCGGATTGAGCTTTCTTCATACCGATACACCACTTTGCACTTCGCATATTCCACGCCATACAGCCTAGCCAGTTCTGGCGCAGTTATATAATGCTCTTGCCCATCAGTCCGGCTGGTTACCTCACCGGGGAATAAAACGTATGTCATAACAATTCACTCTAGTTAGACGCTATGCGACGATTAATTTTGTGTTATCTGGCACTCCAACATGAACCGTCTTCAATCTTATACGTCACATGCATATCAGGCGATACAGCCATAAGATGCTTCCTGCACCCGCTATAATTAAACGGCCTGGTAAAGAAATGCTTACAGTCTTTGCACTCGCGCTCATCAACGTCAAAAACCTTTACGCCACAATCTACGCACCAGCTTCCTTTTTCATTTTCGCGCCCTCTAGTTACTGTATGTCTACAGCTAACAACCGCATCAATAACAACAGGTTTCTTTCTGAATTTAGCCATAACTATGAATCTTTCCAAGTGATTCGGCCCCAGTCGTCTATTGTGGCTATAGATTTATCAGGCATTTCAACCTGGACTACAGCAGACAATAGCCTGCCGCCTTTATTTTTCAGGTATTTAATCTTCTTTGCCTGTTGCCCATAAATGAATACAGATTCACAACCACTCGCTGAACGAGATGATTTACCCCTATGGTAAGCAGTAACCAAAGCTTTTCGCGGGTGCGTTTTTGCTTGCTCTAATAAATCATCTACATCCATAGCTCGTTACCTCATTTATAACAATGAATAGTTAGTCATGTATCTGGGTTCTCCATACACCATTGCCGAACTTCATCAGCGACCTTTAGGTATTCAGGGGAAGGTGTTTTAGAAATTTCTTGCCCAGGTACATAGGTCGCCCAGATTTTGCGCCGTAACCGTATTGGCAATTTAAACCAGTGTTTCTTGCAGCCCCACATCTTTGGTGGCACTTCAGTGTTACAGGTTGGGAAATGGCATTTATGACTCATGGTTAAGCTGCTTCATATCATTGAGCGACACGATATTGCGTGATACCAGCGCTCCTTGTACATAGCCTAACCATCGATGTGCTTTTTCGTGTTGAATATATCCATTTGTGATGCCTCGAAGCATCCAAAGATAATGCGGCATCCCCGTTCCTGTCTCAGACCGACAGGCAACATATTGAGTTTCCATGCTGTCTCGAATAACAACCATGAGCTTAGTTGCTGCTGATACGACATCCATTACCTTCTCCTCTCGTTGATTTGGGGTGCAGTAGGGAATCGAACCCTTGCCTTCGAGGCCACATCTCGACGCTCTACCTTTGAGCTATCTGCACGTTATTAAGTTATGTGGCTGGTCGTTACTCCAGCTAAACAGTCAACAGATTTCTCTGGCTTTCGCTTCCTGTCCTCATTAGCTCGCATTCTCAGCACAACCATCATAGCCCAGCTCTGCACTGGTCTCCGGTCACTAAAGGGTGTCCACTTTCCACGCCGCACATAACGAACGTTATTCTACGTTTTGTAGAGCATATAGGCAAGAAATCAGCCATAAAAATTTTTTGGGGAAAGGCTTAAGGGGTAGGAATAACCTTACATTCATCATGGTTAGGAAGAGACCTTGGGAAGGGGGAAAGTGGGGGAGTGGTACTCCTATATGGGTATACTATAGGGACCGGTCTTTTTTACGGGGGTGGGGGGGGTCGGTTTTCTCAATAAGCCATGAGGGCCTGTTGGTTTACAAGTGGTTAAATAGTGGCCAGTCAGTCATCGTTCATCATCGATAGCGCCTCGCGTCGTTCTATGGCTTCACGTGTCACAGGGTCAGACATTAGTCGGTCATATTCACGCTGTAGCCTTCGCACCTTGACGCACTCCAGTAGATAGGCAATCACGTATTGAGGCGGAGTATCACCCCATGCAATAACGGTATCGTAACGCTTGCCTATAGCCTGGGCCAGTTGCAGCTTGCTCATACCAGCCTCGTTCAATAACAGCCAGAATTGGCCTGTGCGTGCTCTATCCATCGCTTTATCCCTCTTATACTTCCGGGTCAACCCAGTATCAAAGAGTGTAACTCATTGATTGTTGGTTGTCATTAACCCAGCTTATGCGGGTTATAAAAATAACTCGGGGCAATTATCTGCTTTTTTGCCGTCGATTACTTGATTTACTCAACAGAATGACGATAATGACGATATACCTCAGCCATACAGCTGGGACACATTAACCAGACAGACGGAGTACACAACGATGAAACTACGCAAACTAGGCAACAATCAGACCGTTATCACCATGCAAGACGGTGACTTTGGCAAATCAATCTTATTCAGCTATGACACACCAGTGGCCGCCCTTATCAATGGCCGCGTTTACAAGACCAGCAAGAAATGGTCAGTAACAACATCACGCCATATAAATCAATGGCTTAGCGACCTTGAGGCTGACAAGGTGGAAGAAAAAGACCAAAGCTTTTTCGATAACTTGGTAGCGGCGTAGGAATATTTTTAGCAGTCGCGTGTGACAGACAGGCCCCACGGACGGGAAAGCCGCACCAGGCAACGATTTAACAGGTAAACCAAATTATTCATTCTTAGTTTACATCTGGCCAATTATTAACCACTTGTAAACTTATATTAATAGAGGGGTATGACATGAACATTTACGAGGCTTTCTACAACGGCAAGCAAGAAACAATCAAGGCTGAGACCAGCTATTCGGCGCAACAACAGGCAATAAGGGTATTCAATCCACCCAAAAGCAAGCGGCATATGGTTCACGTGGAACTGGTGGCAATTGATGATAAACAAGTTATTCATTCAACAAGCGAGGTATAACACAATGACAAACAATACACATATAACCCTATACAGCAACATAGACGGCTCACAGGTCGATTATCAATTTATCTCCAGTGATGAGGCAATCAGGACAATATCAGGCCCAGACGGCGCGACAGTGGACGAAAGGGCCGTTTTAGCCGGTGAGGTGATAGAGCAAGTTAACAGGCTCGAGGAACGGGATTACACGGTTAGCATTCACTCGGGAGATATCGAGGAACTAGAACTGCATGAATTAATGGCCTAGTAGTCGAAACGGTCCTTTTTGGACCGTCTATCGGGGATAGTCTCCCGGTACTGAAGAGACAGACAATGACCCTAAATGCATCGGGGCCATATGTGGATTAACCAACTAACAGCCCATAGGGGCAAGGGCCAGAAAATGGAACCAATCGTAACGTATCGGCTGTATATCAACGGCAACCTATACAGCAAATCTACCAGCGTTCTAGGGCTACGCGCTCATTGTGGCTTTATTACTGGCTTTCCAAGTGATTCAGCCAGCACCGTAGATTTATGCAGCAAGCTTTTGCGGCATGGCAAATCAAAAGCTTGGTACAAAGGCGAAAAAGTAGAAATATCGTTAACTGAAACTTAAACATCAACCAATTTAAGCCCATTCCATGAGTGGGCTTATGTGGGTTAACCAACACAGAAGGAAAAACCGAATGAAAAAGTTAACGATTACAATCAGCACCGAAAACGACGCTTTTACTGATGACCCGCGCGGAGAACTAGCCGGCATACTTGAGGTGCTCACAAAACGGCTAAGATATAGCGGTGAAGAGGACAACGTTTTCATTTTGCGGGATATAAATGGAAATCGTGTCGGCGAATGCGTCTTGCAATAGTTGCTCAATTTAGGTCCAGCAAGCTGGGCCTATGTGGACCAACTGAAAGAGGTATAAAACCATGAGAATCGACACAGTGAAAACAGCAGTTTATCAGTTCAACGAGCTATCAGAACAGGCCAAACAAAAAGCCATTGACTGGTGGATAGGCGTCGATGACCACTATCCCTGGCACGATGAAAACACCAGTTCACTACACGGATTTTGTGACGAATTCAATCTGTCACGTCTGAGCTATGAATATTCAACACATCGGCCATCATTCGCAAACGCTGAGATTGACGACGTAACAATAGCCGAATTGTCAAGCATTCGCTTGTTCAAGTACCTGACTAACAATTATGACCTGAAAACCTTGTTATCAGGTAATTGCCCATTTACTGGCTATTACCTGGATGAATCGCTGGTTGACCCCATCCGTAAATTTATGAAAAAACCGGATTCTCGCAGCTTTCAGGACCTGATTGACGACTGCCTGACTCAATGGGCTACCGATGTGGTTAAGGACATCGAGCATTACTACAGTGAAGAGTCTGCCATTGAGTCAATAATCGCTAATGAATATGAATTCACTGAAAATGGGAGGATTTACTAATGAACAGCGAAAGCAAACGACGCAACCACTTAATCAAGCAGTACATTGTTAGCAATATCGACAACTCAAGCTATGAAGAGAAGCCGCGAGTCGACACCAGGGACAAGCTACAATTCTTGTATGACACGTTTATGTCCGAATATGGCTGG